GAAAAAACTTTCCTTCAGCATCCCTGTCCCTTTTCCTTCTTGTAGTAGTCATAATTAACAATCATTGAATACAGAACCAACTTGACTACCTAAATCAGAACCGACTCTACCACCAAGAAGAGTTACCCAACCAGCAGCCAACCACCCTATATAGGGGATATTGACCACGGCAGGCACGAGAGCACCAGCAGCGATGCTAGTCCCTGCTAGGGCACCTTGAGACCGTGCTCCAGCGTCCGCCCGTATGCACTCTTCGCTTTTTGCAAGGGACTTTCCCTCAGCATCAATTGCACCTCCAATGTTGCGAGTGCCGTCCATGGTGTATTGGTCGTGACGATACTCTCTACGCATTTCAACACCGCCACCTCCAAACAATCCACCGTTCTTTTTATTGAGATGTAGTTGTCTCTCGGAGTTCAAGATAGCAGGGTCATTTGCTTTGTATTCTATAATATATCCCTCCCTATCTGCTTTCATTTTATAGGACGCATAGTTCCCTGTTGGGAAATTAATAACAGGAAACTGTGGTCTTGTAACATTCAATAGATGCCCAAGGACTCCAATGTGAGCAACACCAACGAGAGTACCTAATGCCAATCCAACAATCTTTATTGGCGATTTTTTCTTCGTTGGCATTTCCATTGGTGTTTCCTCAACGGGTGTTTCCTCAACGGGTGTTTCCTTAGGCGTCCAGAATGCCATGGTTAGAAGGGGATAGCGGGACCAGTAACAGCAGGAGCACCTCCACCAACTTCGGGAGCGGCAGGAAGGGCACCACCAGTTACCTCGGGCATCTTAGGCATAGCAGCATCTAGCATCCCTGGGAGGGCGCTTGTGACTGCCTCTGTTGCTGCCTTGCTGGCAGCAGTCTTTGCTTGTTCGATAAGTGCATCTTTATTCAGAAGCACATAAGCACTGCCACCAATCAGACCAAGAGAGGTCAGACCAGACAGCAGTGCTACGACGTTAATCAGTTTTTGCATCTTTCTTTGGTTCGATAGCGGAAACAACTTCAGGTTCTTTCTTTGCCACTGGTTTAGCAGCACTGCCATTTCCACCGCCTGCTTTAGCAGGAGACAAACCGAAGGCAGCTAAGGAACCAGAAAAGACCGAAGCAATAAAGGTAGGGTCAAAATCTAAAATCTTTTGCCCGTTAGGTAAGCGAACGTAACTAAAAGTTAGGAGAGAAGCGGACCAAATAAGTACAACGACTTTCACCAAATTACCAAGGACTTCACTTTTATCTTCATGCTGGTCGTCTTTCTCTTCTACCTTTGCTTTGGATTTATTGCCAAGCATTAGTATAGAGATAAGGCAGCTCTATTTATGATTCTGAAGGTGTCTTCTTTTTGCCGATGTTATACTTGCTTTCGAGAATCCAATCCCCCTTATCTTTATAGGAAATAACTTTAATTTGACTCAAGGGAGCAGCATCTTCGATATTTTCTTTTACTACAACACCCACTAGACCCCAGTCACTGAGCAGTTGTACAATTCTATTTCTACGTTGTACATCATTATTAGTAAGGTTTGCTCGCTTGCCATCCAGTGCAAACAGTTCCTTAAAATGAACAATAAAATATTGACCTTTCTTGTGCAAGATGTGACAAGACTGATATAACTTCTTTTCCTTTCTAGAAGCAACACCAATACGAGTCAGAGTCTCACGAACCTTAAGAAAATCATCAGGTTCACTCAATGTTACTTCAATCATGTCTTCCTTTGTCCAGGAGACTTCAAATGGTTCGGTCATGCTTTTCCTCCAGTATTCAATTTGTTGCGAATATAATCAATTTGTTCTGAGGTAAGAATCCTAAGTGCTTGCCGAGCCTTCTCATCGGAGTACCCATAATATTGCTTAACAAGGTCCAACTCTTTCATCTTGTGTTTTTTATCCCATGGAGAGAATCTCTTCCGAGGACGTACAGTATTTATAAAGAACTCATATTGCAAACGCTTATCAAGATGAGGATGCTCATTGAGAGCATTAGCGTACATGATGGTATCCATGTGATACGCCATGCACTTATTCACAATAAATGGAGGGTAAGACTTGATAGAGGTTGGGTCTTCCTCCATCAAGTTCTTCTTATTTGAGTTGATAGAATTCAACCAATCTTTCAGTTCCAATGCCGAATCACTCCGCTAATAATAAAACAATTAGTAATGAGATAAGAGAGAAATATAAAAGACCGTATGCGAGCCACTGCATCTGCCTCTCTGTCACTTGACCCCTGCTTCTCCCCGAGTGCCTTCGCCCACACTCGCCATATTCTTGTGCGCCGTCTCATAGTTAAACAACAACAACTCTCTACGTTCTTCTTGGTCTTTCATGTACTCACCCACAGACCTCATGGTGTAGGTGTGGATGAACTCTCCTGTCTTCCAGTCTTTGAACCTGTCCTTAACAAGTTGAGACGAATTATAAGATATGAGTTGAGCACCAGAACTCCTAGAACAATCGGCAGCAAAAGCATCGTGGTCGAAGCGTTTGTGCATATCGCCTTTCCTTCCATAAAGGTTATCTCTAATGTCGTAGGGGGGGTCGAGGTAGAGAAATGTTGAAACGGATTCGCTGAAGAGTTTTTCATAACTGTAATTGGTAATGTTCCAGTTCTTAATTAGTTTAGAATACTCTGGAAGTTTTTCGATACCACGCATCGAGAAGTTTGAATCTGATGCCTGCTTACTAAACGAAGAAGATTCGGTCAGACCACTGAAAGAACATTTGTTAAGGATGTAAAAAGACACTGCCTTCTCGAAAGGCGTGGTCTTCATTGTAGTTGTCTGAGCCAGGTGTTCTTTCGATTCTTCAAACAGTACCCGTGCCTTGTCAGGACTAGGATAGCGTGTCTTGAGGTCTGCCAGATGCTCAGCAAGTTCTTCTCCTTCATCCCTAAGAGTCTGCCAGAAGGTCACCAGAGGGGCGTAGAGGTCGTTTACCCACACCTCAAGGTGCGGATAGGTGCGAGTCATGTACAGCGCCATAGAACCGCCGCCGAGGAATGGTTCGCGATAGGACTTGTACTGACTCATGTCTGGGAGAAACTGTGCCATCTTGTTAATGGCACGAGACTTTCCTCCAGGATACCTAAGAGGGGTCTTCAGGGAATTCACTGATTTCATAATGTGCGCCTACAGTTGCAAAGGACTTGTTCACGTCGCCCGAAGGCATAATGTTAAAGGCAATGGTCCATCTGTCACCACGTACATATTGGTCAACAGCATGGATGAGGTAACTGGGGAAGATGAGAAGTGTCCCAGGGGGACATTCTACACTAGCAGTCTGAATATTGAAATGGGGGTCGGCTTGGTCTACAACTGCAATACTACCAAAAGCACGTTCACGTACAGGGTCTTCAAAAATAGTTTCCCCTTCTGTAAGGTAGTAGATTCCAGTTAGATAAGAAAACGGATGTCTGTGGTGGGGGATAATTGCTGGTGTATCAGCATCAACTTTGTTTGCCCACATATGAGTAATTTGGAGTTTATCACAATCCAAATTGTTCTCGGTGCGAATCTGTTCTAGAGCATCCTCAATCATTTTTGTGACTGGTGCTACACGCTCATCGTTATGCAGATAGGCATCATTCAATACTGTCTGCCAAGCAGTCTCCAGTCTAGTTACGTTATATGGTGTGCGAGGAATCTCTTCAATCGCATCAATAATTTCTTGGTTGTCAATGGTCTCGTCTTGCCACATCATAACATCGATGGGGAAGAACTGCAAGGTCTTACAAGTCATAGTAAAGGTATCACTCCAAAATTCATACTGGGGTTGGTATCACCTTGAAGAGATTCTTCAGTGACAATATCATACCCGATGGTAAGTCTAGTACCTTCGTATTTATCATTGAGTAAGACACGGTGTTTGACGTGACCAGGACCCAGATAAATTGTACCAACTTCGTTTTCAACTTTCCAGTCTTCAAACTCGGTCACACTATTCTTGGGGTCAATGCACACATACCCATGAAGAGGAAATGTGTGTTGATGCCAATCCAAAGTTTGATTGCCAGTGTGATGATTTAACCAAGCTTGAATCCAAAGTCTCCCCTCAGGGATTTGTTGTCGAACAATATAACGAATCTCCTCATACAAACGATACATGTGTAGAGAAGGAGAAGACGCTGCAAAAATATTGTACAGACCGTAATCCCAAGTGGAATCAGTTACCTTTAGTTTAGTGGTCAGGTATTCATGTGTTACCAAAAGGTCATCAATAAAACCCTGCTGATTCTCACAAATGTATTCAGACTTGATTTCAAGATGACTTACGTTCTGCTTCTCTTGCGTCATACCACGAGCTTCTTACTTTCAGGAACAATCAATTTGCTGCCAAACATCTCATTATACTTTGCCACAACGTCAGGATGAACCTCTGCCTGATAGATAACGTGCTTCATATCCAGCACAATGTCAGGGTCGTCATGACTAATTACAGATGCCCAGGGAGCGAATCCATACTGTTGTCCAGAAGGGATAACCACCAGTGCATTCTTGATAGTGATAAATCCATCTCGGAAGTCAGTGACTTCAGCGATAATTTCTTCGCCAGTAATAATGCGGAACAGTTTTACGTCAATCATTTGAAATTACACTCCATCATAAGTTGGGTAAGGCAGGCAAGAAGATTAATCTCCTGGTCAGCAACAAAGGCAGACTTGTATTGATACTCAGCGATAATCAACACGGCAGCAGCAATACTTGGTTTGTCCAGAATATCATACAGGTTATCATAAACTTTACGCATGATTTGAGTCGGGTCAGAATCAAGGTTCTGCACAACCCACTTCTTCACTTCAGTAAAGTTCTTTGCCTTCAGGTAACCTGCAAGACTATCTAGGTTAGCATCACCTAGCGTCGCCAGAATGCCAGTGTCGATACCCCCTGTACTGCTGTACCGCTGCAGCTCGTTGAGGGTACGTCGGAAGTCGGGGAAGTATTTTTGGACGACTTCTGCCACAACTCGATTATCGTAGGTGACCTCCTCCCGTGTGAGAATGTCCTGGCAACGCTTGAAAAAAGACGCTGCAAGTTGTTGTTTGGTTGAACCTCGGACATTAAAGTCGATAACAGTAGTCCTACTATGTAGAGGTTCGATTATCTTGTTCTTGAAGTTGCACGTAAAGATGAAGCGGCAATTCTTTTGAAACTCTTCGATGGACGCACGGAGGAGGAGTTGCACGTCGGGCGTCGTGTTATCTGCCTCATCAATGATAAGAACCTTGTGCTTAGCAGTAGAAGTAAGAGACAGAGTAGACGCAAAGGTCTTTGCCTGATTGCGTACAGTGTCCAGGAAACGTCCCTCATCCGAGCCGTTGATAACATAACAGTCTGCTCCCAGTTCTTTACAGAGTGCTTTAGCAATGGTGGTCTTACCAACACCAGCAGTACCAGACAGTAGCAGGTTAGGAATCTCACCTTGCTCAAGGAAACCACGGAAGGTTTCTTTCACAGATTCTGGCAGGATACAGTCCTCAACCTTTTGAGGACGATACTTCTCTACCCAAAGGAAATCATTCATTCTAAAGGTCGCTTAAAAGATTTACTGACAATGCTCTGTGCGTTGAACATCATCTTCATGTATTTTACACCTTGCTTGGGTTCTGTGT